AACATGAATCACATTCTGTTTCTTATCAATATCAGAGTATTTAAGTCCCTGCATCTCTCCTTTTCTCATTCCGGTCTGAAGCATCACTGCAAAGAAATGGTATAAATAGCTCTCTTTTGCATATTCCATAAACAGATCTTGCTGTTCTTTCGTCAGTGCTATCCGCTCCTTTTTCTTTCCTGTTTGCCGTGGCAGCTCCGCCAGTCCTACCGGATTGCGTTCAATCAATCCATTCTTCATGGCCTGTTTCAGGCACCCATTCAAAACGGCCGATACAACTTTGATGCTTGATAATGCATATCCCTCTTTCACCAGATCATTGTATAATTTCTGAATATGCTCGCCCCGGATCTCTGAGATCAGCCTGCTGCCGAGTCTCTTTTTTATAATACTCTGATAATATTTTTCATAGCTCGTATAGGTTCCTATTTTCACCCGGTTCTTTTTATATTCTTCCAACCATGTTTTATACCATTCATTCAGAGTGATCTTATCCTTTACCACATATATTCCATGCTCCAACTTATATTTAAGCTCAGTCATATCTTTTTGAACCTTAGTTATTGTCGTACCTTGTACCGTGTAAGTTGTTCCACTGTACATAAAGCGCCCTTCAAATGTATTTCCTCGCTGTCTGATCCCCTTTGGTAATTTTCTGCCTCTCTTATCAACTGCCATGCTCTACTCCTTTCTGAACATAAGTTCAAGTATTGCAATAAGCCAACATGACAGTTATAATCATGTTGACCCTTTATCGTGTGTATTGGGTTATTTCTGTTTGGCCCCGTAGCGTTGCCGCGCTGTGGGGCTTTGTTATATCACCTTCTTTCATTCTGCAACATTTTTGGTATTCGTTTGTTTTCGAAAAGCAACGTTTTCTATATTCGTTTCGTTTTTTATTTTGATAGTCCGTCAAGAATCCGTCTCGTTAATCGTACACTTCTTGCGTTTTTGTTATGCGAACGTTCGCTATTATCTACCCGAACGCTCGCTATTCGTTCCATGCAGTAACTACGCTATTTTTAGTATATTCGTCGTTTTGGAAACGCAACGTTTTTCTCTATTCGTCGGTTTTGAAAATTTGCATTTACTGGTGGGGGTTCGACATCAATGTCGAGGTGTCATAACTGGAAAATTTTATTAAACGCTTGTTAATTCTTGACCATCATCAAATTGATGATTCGTTAATCTGTCCGCCGTCCTGCTTCAGATATTGGTAGTATCTTAGTTAGGAAGGGCAGCAGTTGAATAATACCTCTCTTCTTTTTTAAGTAAAACACTTTCAATCTGTCCACCGTCCCGTTCCGGTGTTGGCGCACCTTCCCGGGAAGGGCGGGCATTTTTGTTCTTTATTTTTCATCCTCAATCATTACAGAAAGTACATCCTCGGCTTCAGCTCCAATCGTGTAGACATGCGCCGACCACACTTCTTTCGGTACTTTATCATACCTGTTATACATTCCGATGTATCCGGCATCAATAACGGTTCTGTCATCGTTCGCATCACATCTCACAACCTTATAAACCTTAACAACTGCACTATATTTCATTTTCAAAAATATCTGACTAAATCTCATATCTTTTCTCCTTTATTTGTCGTTTTGTTAGTAACTGCCTCCTGTATCGCCGGAGGCTTGCGGTGAGGGAAGTATGTATAGTATTCGTAAAGCCGTCTACAAAGACTCTTCAATCGCTACATAAATTTTCTCTATAAATGGCCTGATTCGCTCTGGAGTATCCTGCAGGACTCCACTTTTCCACTGGGCAAATTCTTCATCCGTCAGTTTCCGAGCCTCCACTACCATTTCGGCAATCTTAGGCACAGCAACATCAAACATTTCTCTTTCAGTCATGGTTCCGTGCCCTCCTGGCTCTCTCTGCTCTCTTCCCCTCAATTACGCCATAGGCGAAAACCTGACACAAACCAATCGAACCGCAATCATACTTTTTAAATATCTTCTGCAGAGTATTATACGGCACTCCGCCAATACGACTGTGTTGTAAAATATCAAGAACCGCTGCAGCTCTTCTTTGCTCAATTGCTCTATCAATCACAGCTGCAGCTTCTTTTATTCCTTCCGGTTGATCCAGTTTTTCCCTTTCGCTATCCTCTAACTGCAGATATGAAAGCGTAAAATCCTTAAAAGCTTTGTACCCCGGGTGATTCTTATTCAGTACAATCGTCCCATCTTGCCTTGAAAATAATGTCAATGTTTCAATCTTTTCTCCGTCACCCCACGATCTCAAGAAGCTCTCGATCTGGGACAGGGTCAAGTCCCCGCCCTCACATGCTTCTACCTTTAAATCTTCGTCAATTACCTCGTAAGCCATTTTTCTCTTGTCCTTTCCCCGGACTCCATGCTATGATAATTGTAGTTGTTGGCTGGAATCCGGTCATATACCGCCCCTATCGGTGTTGCAGCACTGATAAGGGCTTTTTCTTTATACTGCTTCTTGTACCTGTGATCTACCAAAGAACCGGGCGTTATATATTGCTCCATCTCCTTTAGAACCCCAGATCAACGAGCATCCAAACAATGCTCTTGAGCCGTGTATTACTTCATATCCGAGCTTTTTCCATCCGGCCCATGTATTTGTCTCCTCGGTCACTCCTGCTGCCTCTTTGCTCATCTCAATGCGCTCTGCGTTGATCTCTTCTGCTTTGGCTGATAACCAAGCTCTGTGCAATGCCTCTGCAAAGCTGATATCCTGTTTTCTGTAATTCTCCCAGGCATTCAACATGATTTTCTTCAGATCATACTTCATAGTCTCTGTACTCCTTTCTTTCAAGTCTCGGGAAGCTTCCGATCAAGTCATCTTCCTGACTATTGCTAAGCACCCGGGCCGCTCACAGGTATATGGTCTTTGATTTCACATCTTTTCGGGATGTTCGTTTGCTTTCCTTTAACTTGTAACTATATTATATAAGATATGTACATATCTTTCAATTGACATTATCGCCAAATATGTACGTATCTTTTCGTCAATTTTGTATATGTACATATCTTTACAATTGTGATATAATTAAGGCATACTAGAGAAAGTATATCCATTTTTATAATCATGAAAGGATGTGAAACTATGACCTTAACTGAACAGCGCAAAGAAAGCATGTATAAATACGCTAAAGCAAAACTTAAACGAATCCCTTTGGATGTTCAAAAAGAAAAATACGATGAAATTAAAGCAGCAGCCACAGCAGCAGGCGAATCTGTTAACGGATATATAAAGAGAGCCGTTGATGAGCGAATGGAGCGTGAGCAATAATGTTTTTCTTTCTGAAGCCAACATTTGACTTTGATTCTCTTCCAGATAGTAAAATATTACTTTGGTTATTGTTCTTTCTCTTTCCACGCGCTGAAATAGTTTTTAAAGACGATTTTGAAGACGATTCATTTTGGGAAGATTATGAATGATTATATCCGGTACATTTACTTTGATCAGAGCGAAAGTATCAGCAATTCCATTGATGCTCTTGCATACTGCTGCCGGATATGCTATATTGAAAATACGAAGAGGGAAACCGCAAGCGGCTACCCCGATTATAATGTTAAGCTATTATACAATAGCCGTCACTATTCGCAGTAGTGGCGGCTATCTTCGTTTGTCCTTGAAAATCTCATAACAAAGACCTACAAGGGCAACAATGAATATACAAAACTGAATCAGATCAGAATATGTAACCATCGCATCGCCCTCCTTTCTTTCGTCTGGAGGGTGTTTTGTCCCTCCGTAATTGGAGGGTAGCCGCCTGCTTTTGGTTTCCCTGCCTGTATATTATCATGCAGGCAGCAGGCAATCAACCATCTTTTTTGATTTCAAAATATATTTCTTGGAATATCCCACATTAATTCCGGAATAATATAAAATCTTCCCGGATCCCTTCATAAAGTGACACCGGGGCAGCAGTCCAATCACTCTTTCTACTCCTCGCCATAATCAATTGTGATATTCAAATCCATATCAATATCAGTCTCAATCTTATCTGTGAATAGACCATACCTCTTTCCGATCAGCTCTGCAGCCTTCAGCCGGTCCTTTTCAGACGGTGTTTTCTCCAGCTTTCTTGCCTTACTGTGACCATCACCAATACCTTCGACTATAATCTCTTCCGACGTTGACTCGCCACGCATTACTGCAGTCAGATACCTCAACACTTCATTCTGATCAGCTATCAGCTCTGATTCTTTCTCGGCCATCCGTTTCTCTATATATTCCTTGATGCCACTTCTTGCAACCAGTTTATATGCATTTCCTCTTGCATACCTCGGAGAATACCCGGCCCGTACTGCTGCCGCTTCCGCATTCAGATCTATTAAATATTCGTCTGCAAATCTTCTTTGCCTATCTTTCATTTCAATCACCTCCCGTAGTTCCCCCGTGGTTCAACCCTTGTTCGTTTGTAATTTCTCTTGGTTTGCTCTTGCTTCGCTACACACAGCATTCATTCAGACATTAAATTTCATCAAAGTTTTCACGCTTCCGCCGTGGATCTCTCGGGTTCGTCCGGGGTTCATTTGA